TGGTTGTGGCCTCCGGCCATGGGTGGTTAGTGTAATAAATATTTCAGTAAATAGACGCTTCTGATTTCACAGCCCTATCCATTTGAATAATACCTTCAGGGCTTGAGATAGACATGTTAATGAATTTGCTAATGCGGAAGTGCCTGTTATTGAGCAAAAATTAAGAAGGTGATGATATGAGTTTTGAAGCAGATCTTTATTCCAGGCTAAGCAACGATACAGAAGTTGCGGCGTTAGTGGATACTCGAGTTTATCCTCTGGCAGCGCCCACGGAGCCAACCAGTCCGTTTTGCGTATATTCGATACTCAGTAAAACAAACACAAATAGTCATTCCGGGTTTGGTGATATATCACAATATAAGGTGCAGGTTTCTTGTTTTGCAGATAACTACACGATGGCAAAACAAGTTGCCGGTGCAGTAACTTCAACATTACAGAACTGGCCGGGAGCACAGGGAATACAAGCTGCGTTCAGTATAAATGAATATGATGTCTATGACAAAGACAATAGTCTATTTCATGTTCCGGTTCAATATTTAATAATTTATCAATAATTTTAAGGAGGAATATTTAATGGCAAATTCAGCGTTTGGAACTACTTTAAAAAAGGGAACTGTTGCTATTGCGGAACTTACCAAGATCAGCGGTCCGGCTTTGGCTGCAGATACTATTGATGTTTCCAGTCACAACAGTACTGATGGTTACAGGCAGTTTATTCAAGGGTTGAAAGATGGCGGCGAGGTTTCAATTGAGGGTAATTTCACCAATGAGACTGGACAGGCAGCTCTTATAACAGATTTCCATGCAGGAACGGTTGGAGCCTATACCATTACATTGCCAACAGCAACACCTGTTTCCTGGACTTTCAGCGGGATAGTAACCGCCCTTAATATTGACGCTCCTTTTGATGGTGTATTGGCATTTCAGGCTACTTTGAAAGTAAGCGGAAAGCCAGTTCTGGCTTAAAACAATCTGGAGGTAGGAAATGAATAAGGTTGTACCTGTAGTGGAAATTACCTTGGATAAAGCAAGGGCTTTCAAACTTGACTTTAAGGCGCTCATGGCTTTTGAAAAGCTTAGTGGCAAAAATGTGTTAGAGTCTAATGTTTGGCAGCATATGACGGCATCGGACATGGTTATGCTGTTATGGGCGGGATTGGTGCATGAAGATCCACAGTTAACCTTGGATATGGTAGCCGGATTTATTCATCCTGGCAATATTCAATTGGTTGTTAACGCATTGCAGCAAGGGTTTCAGATAGCCATGCCTGAAAACAAGGAAGCTGAAGGAGCGGAAAAACAAAGCCCTTTATCAATGAGCCGCCAAGTTGGTTAGAATTATGGTCAATTGGGCGGTTTGATTTAGGACTTAATGAGCAGGAGTTTTGGGAACTAACTCCTGCTCAGTTTTCTGCCCTGATGGACAGGAACCGAAAGAAGGCAGAACAAGATTTATTCGGCTCCGCCTTGATTTGCAGCACTTTAGCCAATATAAACCGGGATCCAAAAAAACATAGAAAACCATTTAGCCCGCTCGATTTTATGCCTTCAAAACGGGAAAAGAAAACACAGACAGCTGAAGAGCAACTTCAAGTTCTAGTGGCTATTAATGCTGCATTAGGCGGAAGTGATGAAAGGGGGGAATGTTTTGTCAGATGAGACGAAGGTTGAAGTGAAATTCGATTTAAAACAGTTTCAAAGCGGAATAACCCAGGTTAAGGAAGCATTTGACTCTTTGGGCGGGCCCCTTAGCAAACTAAGCAAGAATTCTAGCCAGGTAGGAACTAAAATAGAATCCAATTTTAAAAGCGTCTCTTCTTCTCTGGTGGGTACAAGTGCGGTTTTAGCAGGTGTTGGAGGTGCATTAACTGCTTTAGGACCACTGGGAGACCAGTTTAATCTTGAAAGCATTGGGGTTGTAGGTGAAATGCTGGGCGGGATAAGCGGAACGATTGCTACAGTTTCTGAAAGTGTCAGTTCGTTGGGAAGTGCATTGGGAGTTTTAATCAGCCCGGTCGGAGCTGTTATATTAGCAATTGCTGTTTTAGGACTTGCCCTTTATGACCTTTGGAATAACAATGAAACGTTTCGAAATGGAGTACTTGAGGCGTGGGCTAGTATTCAAACATCAATTCAAACTGCAATAGATACACTCACAGCTTTATGGGCTCAATGGGGGCCTGCTATCATGGCTGTTATAGGTCCTGTGTGGGAAGGTATTAAGACGGTTATAGCCACCGCGGTTCTAGTAATAATGGGAATAATATCATTGTTGCTTAATGCTATGACAGGTAACTGGGAAGGAGTCAAGACAAGTGTTATTGCCATTGTCCAGGCCCTTTACGATGGTATTACGGGAATCATTCAATCTCTGGTTGATTTCTTTACAGGGATATGGAGCCTTATTTCAATAGCTGCATCGGCAGCCTGGACTGGAATATCAACTGCGGCTCAGACTGCCTGGAATCTTATTTTAACTGGAGCCCAAACAGTATGGAATACCCTGGTAACTTTTTTAACGACGACCTGGGACAACATCATTACTTGGGCCAATACTAAATGGACTGTTTTTAAAGATTCTTTTTTAGGAATTTGGAGCGCTATCTCAAGTGGACTCAAAGGCTATGTCAATGGAATTATCGGTATGATTAATAAAATTATCGAGGGTTTAAATTCTATCCAAGTTGAAATACCTGCTTGGGTTCCGGAGCTAGGTGGAAATACATTCGGGATTAACCTTCCATATGTACCATATCTGGCCCATGGAGGTATAGTAACCAGAGCTACGTTGGCAGTTATTGGTGAGGCCGGTCCGGAAGCGGTGATACCACTGGACAACATGTCTTCAGGTTTGGGCGGGACAGTAATATTTAACATCAGCGGACCCGACCCGGAGGAAGTCGTTAACCTTATACAGAGAAAGCTTCTGAGAGTGGGGGTAGCTTTCTGATGAACATTTATTTTGAGATAGCCGGTATAGATCGTACGGAAGATGTTTCGATAGACTGGTCCATAGAACAGGTCTTAACCAGCCAGGAGGATTCTTGTTCTTTTATGGTTGTGGCTGGAGATAAACCTGCTGCCGGGGAAGAAGTAATTGTATACGATGATACTGACAAGCTTTTTGCAGGGATCGTTGATGAAGTAAAGGAAACAGCGAAAGGCAATGGTATTACCTTTTATGATTGCTCTGCCAGGGACTACAGCTATCTGATTAATCGCCGCCTGGTGGTGGAAAGTTATGAAAATTTAAGTGCAGACAATCTATTTAAAGACATAGTATCCAAGTATGCTCCAGGTTTTACTGCAAATCATGTTGAGACAGGAGCACCTGTAATAGAAGCGATTTCTTTCGATTATAAAAGCCCTTCCGATTGTATTAAGGATATCTGTGATTATGTTGGCTGGGAATGGTATGTTGACTATGACCGGGATCTGTATTTTTTTAATCCGGCCGAGCTGAATCAGCCTGCTCCTATTATTATCAATAACATGGCTAGCTTCAGGAAACTCAAACACAGCGTGGATGTACAAGCTCTAAGAAATCGCATATATGTTCGCGGCGGGACTTATTTGTCCGATTTTGTCACCTATGAATATAAGGCGGATGGAAAGCAAAGAGCTTGGGTTTTGCCCTACAAACCGCACGAGCTGACTGTAAGTGCTGGTGGGGGAACATTAATAACACCTGGGGTTGAAAATGAAGACGATGAAGCGGCTGAGATATGGATTGTAAATTCTAAAGAGAAAACAGTTCGTTTGGCTGCAGCCCAACCGGATATCAGCGAAGGAACGACAGTTTCATTTACATTTAAATATGACATTGATGTTATTACGATGGTTGACGAGATCGAATCGCAGATAGCCATTGCTGCTGTTCAGGGAGGGGATGGAGTCTATGAGTACTTAATAACAGATGAATCCTTAAGTACAATCGAGGCTGCAGAGGCTGCAGGCAATGCGGAACTCAGGCAATATGCCAACCCCAAAGTGAAAGGGAGTTTTGAGACTGAAACAACGGGGTGGGAACCTGGTCAGATTTTACAGATTGACCTGCCGGATCAGGGAATAACAAATAGCTTTGTAATACAAAAGGTCGGTATTTCCCCTATAAAGGAAAACCTTTGTACCTGGAAAGTGGAATACGGAGGCAGGCTTATAGGAATAGCCGACTTCTTAAAGGCATTAGTCAGCTCTCAGCAGAATAAAGCTACTGCTGATACTAAGATACTGCACAAGTATATATACGGCAGCCAATCAGCGGGTGTCTTTGATGAATTGGAAATGACTCGGCGGAAGCTTCCATATATTTGCGGAGACGTGGATGCGATCAGCGGACTGGTGGTAGTATCCAACGCTGAGGCACTGTCGGTACAAACAGACTGGTATTTCATTATGCCGAACTTCCCGGCAAAAATTTAAGGAGGTGTCATAATGGCATATAACACTAAAGAGATACTTTACGATAAAGACGGCAACCCAATACCACAATACTATAACCCGACCGCCGATGCATATGAACCATCACAGGGAGCAAGTGGCAAACTGGCCGTGAGGGCATCGGAACTGGAGACTCTATTGACAGCCCTAGGTGGATATGTGGATGGGCTCGAAGGTAAGGACTTTGCCACTCAGACTACTTTGGCTGCTATTCTGGCAAAGATCATAGCAGCACCGGCAACCGAAGCGAAGCAGGACAGCATTATAACTTATGTAGATGGTATTGAAGGTGTGTTAGGCGCAGCAGTTGCATTACCCTCAGCCAATACAATAGCGGCAAGATTAAAAGACCTTTTAACAGGAATAGTTTTATCGGGCGGTACCAATGTAATAGGCAAGGTCGGAATTGATCAGACCTCCGGACAGAACCTGGTTCAGATCGGCGGAACGATTACCCCAACACACTCCACTGTGACCGTGGGGACCAGCAGCATAACTGCGTTAGAATCAAATACGTCGAGGAAATACGCGCTCTTCATCAATGATTCTGACACTGCTATATACCTCGAAATTGGCGGAGCGGCAAGCCTGAATGCGGGAATTAGGCTCAATGCAGACGGCGGGAGCTACGAAATGTCCCCAAACATTGGAAACCTTGCGACCGGTGCAGTATATGCTATCAGTTCAGGGGCATCCGAAAACCTCTTGGTTTTAGAGGGGGTGTAGTTTTTGCTGCCTTTAAATAATCCTTTTAGGGGGCTAAAGCAGGTTTATGCCAGTAGCGAAGCTATTCTCCCGCCAGTTACCGATGGTTTGAGGGGCTGGTACAAATTTAACGAGGGCAGCGGCCAATCCGTGACCGATTACTCTGGCAACGGTAACCATGGGCAACTAGGTACGACTGCAGGAGCCGATACAAACGACCCGACATGGGTAACCAGTGGACTACAGTTTATTACAGACGATATAACTCAATTTCAACATCAAGAATTTGAACAGTTTACCTATATTATCGCTATTGAATTAAACGCTATTGATCCAGAATCAACCCCAGGTCTTATGGGTCAGATGACTGATGGTTACTTAGGCGAGTTAATGTATTTAGATCATAGTCGTGGAGCCGCTGCTTATGCTGGAAATGATATCTGGCCCCAATTAACTGATTCAAAATCTTTTAATACTGGAGAGATATATGTATTTGCTGCCACCTATGACGGTACAGATTTAGTCGGATATTATAATGGGAGAGAAGAAAGCAGAAATGCATTAACCCCTCAAGATATTTTTGTAACAGGAACCGGGGATTTTTGTATAGGCGGTGCTTTAAGCCCTGGCAGTACTTTGCTTGGGCAAGATAATCACATTGTATCGTATGCTATGGTTTATAATACTGCTTTAACTGGTCAGGAAATAGCAGATACTTATGCGTTTATACAATCCGAGTTATCTCAAAGAGGATTATTTTCTCTTCCGCAAATGGATAATTTAAAGATCTGGGCTAAATTTAATGAAGGATCAGGTCAGATTCTTACTGACTATTCTGGTAATAACAATTATGGACAACTTGGTTTAGATACTGTTGTGGATACAAACGATCCAACATGGGAAGATGGAAGTCTGCGGTTTATTGTAGATGATTTTGTAATGTGCTCCCATCAAGAGTTTGCTAATTTCACATATGTCGTTGCTGTAAAATATAACCCTTCAGATGAGTATATTGTAATAATGGGGGAAGGCGACTCAAATGGGAATGGACCATATATTTATGCTGTTATAGAGGACGGCCTAGTATTTCTTTGTTGGGCTTCAAATCCTACATTTTATTTAGCAAGTTTTCCTCTTGAAGAGATTAAAGATGTTCCAAAAATAATTACAGTTACTTATGACGGAACTAATTTTAAATGGTATTTAAACGATATTCTATGGGCTAATGTATTAAAAACGCCAGCAGAAATTATTAGTGCGCCTATAACTGATACAGGTAACTTTTATTGGGGCGGTATATTGGATGTTTGGATAGATGGAGATCAAAATATTTATTACGGATTGCTTTATGATGTCGCTTTAACCGATCAAGAAGTTGTCGAGGCGTATTCTTATATTCAAGCCGAATTAGCTGCGAGAGAGGTGATTTTATAATGGCAATATTAATAGTACCGAGTAAGAGTTTACTTGATGAACTCATTTTTACTCCTAATCTAGATGGTGAAGGCTCTGTCAAAATGGGCATGCCGGTAGAACTGGCCGACGGTAGATTTGCGGTCATACATCCCTGGCAGGAAGTTAGTGTTGACTGGCTGACTGCCTACGTCCAAGGTATTGCGGGGGCTGAGGTATTGGAGGCTAATTCCCTACCCTATCCCGTAAAGGAGAGGATTATAAAACATGAATGATAAAATTCAAGTCAAAGGCGAATGGTATTTTGAGCAAGACGGCATCCGAGAGGGGCCGTTTTCTAATTTCATCACTACCGCAGGGTTGTCAAAGATTGCAGAGCTGCTAACAGAAGCTTCGTCTCCTTTTTTAGTGGTTGGAGACGATACGGCAGATGGCGAGACAATAAATGAGATATTTAGAAAGCCGGTTTCAGCAGTAACAAGGAGCGGGGCACTGATCCGTTATCGGACGCAGCTGCTCACGGGTGAATGCAATGGTGATCACCAGAAGGTCAGCATCTACTTGGAGGCCGCAGAGAACGCAGGCACCGGCATCATGCTGAACCTTCTCAAGCAGCCTTGGTCTAAGACAGGGAATACAACTCTGACAGTTGAATGTCGTATCACAATTCAGGGGGTGAACTAATGTCGTTATACGCATGGAAGAATGGAGCGACGTATATAACTGAAGAAAATATGAATGCCTTGATTAGCGGTAATCTCCCGACGCTGATCACAGAGGGTATTCTGCGGAACTCCAAAACTGGGAGCGGGGTCTCTGAAAACAATATAGCCAACTACGGCTATTGCGCCCGATTTACACTTACTGGCAGTACGGAAATAGGTCGGGTAGAATTGGAACTCGATCGGGATTCCCTGGGTGCGGATCTGGTAGTCCAGATTAGGTCTGGTATGACCCCGGTCAGTGGATTAGACGGTACGCTCCTCAAGCAGGTATTGGTACCAAAAGAGTTTATACCCAATCCTGCCGCATACTGGTCTATACCGATTGGGCTTACCGGACTTACGTCTGGGGGTCAATACTGGATCGTAGTTGGCCAGGGAGGAGACGCGACCAATCATCTGGATTGGGTGGGAGAGACGACCCAGGACACCAGTTACCCGGCCTATAGAAGAAATGGTACATCGGGAGCATGGACGGCTAACAACGCCCTGCATTTTCTGGTCTATTCCGGAGTCAGTGGAGATTACAAGCACGCCCTCGACAACGTAGGCGGGCACTGTACGCTGGTCTACGCGGGGGAAGATATATCTGCTATATACAACTATCTCCCGACCGAAGATGGCCCGGAGGGCGGTATCCGTGATATTACCACGCTGGTTTATAGCGGCGATTATATTTTGGGGGGTGTGTAGTATGCGAAAAGAGATGTTAGCATTACTGGGGTTTCTACGGAAACAGATAGGCCTACGGACAGACTCGGCCAGTGCTACGGGGAGCTTGCATGCGAGGGTAGCAGATATATCAGCAAAAAATATAATTGCCGGCGGATCGGCCATAAAAAGTATTCAGCGCGGAACAATAGCTATAACTGGCAGCAACGCTACGGCAACAATTTCTCCTGTAAATACTTCAAAATCTATGGTTTCATTTTTAGGTTTTACAACAAGTATAAATGATGACACTATACCCCCAAACAGGATTTTCCCTTTAGTTAATTTATCTGATAGTACTACTGTTTATGCCGCAAGGAGCTCTACATACACAAACACAACAATTACTGTTAGTTACGAGATTATCGAATTTTATTAAGGGGGTATTTATATGTATTATGCTCAGATTGATGTAAACGATATTTGCTATGTGGTAACTGAAACTTATGGAGTAATTGAGCAGGCCAATATGATTGAGATCGATAGTAATGACTTATCGTTGCTGGGCAAAAAAAGGATCGGAGGTAATTGGGAAACAATTGAAGTAATAAACGAACCCTAAAGCCGCCAGGAGGCGGTACTTTTTATGGGGGTGGTGGGGTTGAATTTTGAGG